ATCTGGTTGTGGAATCGGGGACTGGCGAGTACAACGTCCAGCTGAAAAAATACGGCCGCCAGTTTGATATCAGCTTTGAGGCAGTCATCAACGACGCGATGGGCGCTTTCAGTGATCTGCCCTCGCGGTTCGCTGTGGCTGCCAGCCGGTCAGTGAGCAGGGCTGTTACGAGTCTGTATGCTGGCGTGGCCGCTCCCAACGCGGGGCTGTACGGCGCTCCAATCGCCGATGTCGACGGCCAGAACGTGGTCAACCTGGGGGTTTTGCCCCTGACTATCGCCAACCTGGAGACCACGCTAGCCCTGATGTCTGCACAGACTGACCCAAATGGTGAGCCTATCTTGGTTCGCGGCGTACACCTGGTTGTCCCGCCTGCCCTGGAGTTCATCGCGCGGTCGATCTTGACTAGCGCTCTGAAGACCTACGCGGCCACGGCCGCCGCCGCTATTCCGTTGCCAACAGCAAACGTGGTCGCTCAGTACGGCATCCAGCTTCACGTGGATCCGTACTTGCCGATTCGTGACCTGGTCGGTGGCAACTGGACCTGGTACGTGTTTGGAGCTCCTGCAGAGGGTGCGGCAATCGAGATGAACTTCCTGTCCGGCTACGAACAGCCCGAAATCTGCATGAAAGCCAGCGACAAAGTAGCACTCGGCGGCATCGCAGCGATCAACGCATTCACTGGCGACTTCGCCACCGACAACATTTTCTATCGAGTTCGGCATATCTTTGGCGGGACTCCACTTGACCCGCGGTACACGTACTCGCAAGTGGCAACGCAATCATAGTCATGCGTGAGGATGTGCGAAGAACCCTGGCCGGTGCTTCGTTGGCCGGCCGGGGATGCCAGGATGACGCCTGGAGGAGCTGATGGCGTATACTTACGACGTGGCTACGAGCGTGGGGCTGGTCAGACTGCTAATCCCAGACCGGGTAGAGGCGGACGCGTTCTTCTCAGACGAGGAGATCACGGCCATGCTCGCGTTGGAAGGCGACAACGTCAAGCGTGGAACCGCTGGATGTCTGGAAACGCTGGCATCCTCTGAGGCATATGTCCAGAAGGCTATCAGGGTGTTAGACCTGACGACCAATGGGCCGGCTGTTGCCGCGGCGCTGATGACTAGAGCGGCCAGGCTTCGCAGTGAAGCAGCGATCGAAGAAGCTGGCGATGCTGGCGGAGCCTTCGACATTGCAGAGTGGATTGTTGACGACTTCAGCGCACGTGAGCGGATCTGGAAGGAGGCCCTCCGGTGACCTTGATTCACCCGAGGATGCTGGAGAATTTGTATAACTTTTACCCGTCGGCGGGGACTGTTCAGGACGCCACGATGGCGCTAGATTCCTACGGTGAGCCGTTGCCCACATGGGCTGATTTTCTGACTATATGGTGTAGAGTATCGCCGGTCAGTGGCAAAGAGGATCGACGATCCGATCAGACTGTGGCCATAGGCTCCCACATGATTGCAGTGCGGAGCTACGAGCCAACGATCGCCGTAGAGATGAGGATATTGGTTGACGCTGTCTACTACAACATCTTGGCTGTGGAGCACGATGGCAACGCCGCGTCAACCAGGCTGCGAGTAGAGGTGGTAAAGTGACAAATCCTGTGTCAATGGCGTTGGATGTGGAGGGTTTCACCCGAGCTCTTAAGAGGGCGGATACAGCAGTGTCCGGCCCAATTCTGGTATCTGCCGTTCAATTGGCAGCCATGGTTGTCCAGAATGCAGCCAAGAGGAACGCTCCCTATGTCACTGGCACTCTGAGGCGGTCGATTCATCAGGAAGTGGAGCGACTGAGTAGCACGTTTGTACAGGCTATCATCGGAACGGATCTGCACTATGCCCGGCGTGTGGAGTTTGGATTCGCAGGCAAAGACGCTCTGGGGCGAGTGTATAACCAGGCTGCGAAACCATATCTGCGACCTGCTATGGACGACAATCGCGCCAAGATATCGAGGGAGTTCAAAAAGGTTCTACGAATAGGGCTACAAAACGCAGGAGTTATTTGATGGCTTTCGCAGAGGATCTGGTTGATTATTTCACTGGCCACCCTGGACTAGCGGCGCTGATAGGTGCGCGTTTCTATCCGATGAGGCTTCCGCAGGATCCAACCCTGCCAGCGGTGACATACCAGAAAATAGGTGGCACTCCTGAGTACAGTCACGATCAAGGCAGTGTGCCCGAGCCGCGAATTCAATTTACAACCTGGGCCGAAACATACAGTGATGCGACCGCGGTCTCCAAGCAGATGGCTCTGGCCGTGGATGCCTGGGGCATTGTGATGGTTGGCGCGGCGTTCATAGAGCTGGATGTCGATCTCACAGAACCTACCACAGGCATATATCAAATTGTGCAGGATGTTTGGTTCTCAGGAGTGGCGCGATGACAAAGCCGTTTACCCGTGGCACCTGGCACGGAATGACCACTTACCAGTGTACACTGTGTCAATTCGACTGTATGGACGAAGAGACAGCATTGGCGCACTATCAGGATCATTTCGCTGAACCAGCGCCAGAGCTGAACGGCCCACCTGTGCCATTGATCATCGACAGTTCGGGCACCACAGTATCGGTGCCTACTGTTGGAGAAGATACGGATGAAGCATTTGCCCTCAATATGAGGACCCTAAAATAGGAGGATTTTCAGATGGCGATTTTGGATTTGGTTGCTCAGGACGTTATTGCAAAGTATCCGGCAACACCGATAACCGCGCTATCAGCAAACTTCACATTCACGGCCGCTGGCGCGGACTTCGCAGATGGCGCGCGGTTCAAGCACACAGGCCGCGAAATCATCATCGTGGAAGGCGGAGCTGGTGCAGAGACGTTGACACTGAACAGTGCGATCGACAGTTTCAACCGGCTCGGAACTATCACAACCTACGCCGTCGGCATAGGCTTGTACTGTGCTTTCGGACCGTTCCCAGTGGCTGGTTGGCGCCAGGCGGATGGGTATTTTACGATGGAAGCTTCGGCTGCTGACGTGTCTTTCGCTATCCTGAAGCTCGCAGAAGGCTAGACACTTACCCACCACCCGTAAGGGAAGGAGAATACAATGCCAATCTCAACAGCAATATCTGCTTGGGGCACGCTACTCAAGGTGGGTGACGGAGCCACACCGGAGAACTTCACAACTGTTCTTCAGGTACAAGACCTCACGCCACCTGCGCCAGAGCTTCTAATGGAGGATGCAACCACGCACTCCTCAGTAGACGGTTGGGAAGAAGACCGGCCGACGAATCTGAAAATGGGTGATTGCTCCTTCGGTGTTATGTATGTGCCGACGGAGTCAACCCATGATGCTGGCACAGGGTTGATCGCTGACCTGGTAGGCAAGACCCTACGCAACTTCCAATGTGTCTATCCGGAAACAACCACGTGGGCGTTCTCAGCCTATGTGCAGAAGTTCACACCGAAGGCCCCGTCAAAGGGCCTGCTCCGAGCCGATGTGGTTCTGAACGTCACCGGCAAACCGACACTAGCCTAAAAGGAGGGCAAAATGCCCAAGCTGACCCGCGACCAGATTCTGGCGGTTGCTGATATCAAGACCGAGGAAGTTCAGGTGCCCGAGTGGGGCGGATCTGTCTTTGTGCGCGGACTCACCGGAGCCCAGCGGGACAAGTTCGAAATGAAGGTTGTTGAACACCGCGGCACCAAGCAAATCTGGCACCGCGAGAACATACGAGCTCGGATCATAGTGATGAGCGTGGTAGATGACAATGGCGAACTGCTCTTCGCCGAGAAGGACATCAAGGCAGTCAGCGAGAAGGCGGCAGGCGCACTGGAGCGGATCTTCAATGTGGCTCAGCGTCTGTCTGGTCTATCGAAGCAAGACGTGGCGGAGTTGGCAAAAAACTGACCAAGCGCCCCGAGCGGCGCTTCTGGTTTCGCCTTGCGTTGGCTCTCGGCTGCACTGTTGCTGAACTTCAACAGAGAATGAGCAGCCGAGAGTTTGCAGAGTGGTGCGAATTCTACCGGCTGGACCCGTTCGGCTCTGAGCGGTCAGATATGCAAGCGGCAATGATGGCCTCGGTTACAGCCAACGCGTGGCGTGGCAAAGATCAAGATGCCTACACCGTGGAGCACTTCATGTTAGAGCTTGGCGAGCGTAAACTCAGGAAGGGGCCAGAGGTGGCGATCGAAGGCGAGGCGTCTCTGGAGGACATAGGCCCAGAGCGCGGCACCGCAATACTAGAGATGCTCAATCGGATATACGGCGGCAAGGATATCAGGGAGCAGTAATGGCGACCGCACTTGCGATGATGGCAACATTGGGGCTAAATACAGCGGACTTCGTGCGAGGACTGAAGACCGCGGAAGATAGCGCCGATGATGCAGTAGAGGGAGTGTCGTCAGGTCTCGGCGGCCTCGGCTCTGCTGGTACGCTGGCGATGGGTGCTGTGGCTGCGGGCGCGGTGGCTGCAGTTGCTGCCGTCGCGGCTGTCGGTGTCGGGGTAGGTCTGGTGGTGTCCGAGATCGCAGAGCTGACCCTTGAGGCTGCGGCCTTCGAAGGTACTAGAATGACCTTCGAGAACCTGACTGCTGAAATAGGCGGGACAGAAGCAGTGACCCAAGGCCTACGAGTGGCTACCGGTGGGATGGTAGCCGATACTGACCTCTGGAATGCTGCTAACAAATTCCTGCTGATGGGGCTGACCGAGACCTCAGAAGAGACGGCGGCAATGTCAGAGATGGCCGTTCAGCTCGGCCTGGCGATGGGCGGCGATGCCACAGACTCGATGGAGAACTTCGCCTTGATGATGGCCAACCAGTCGATTCCACGGTTGGACAGCTTCGGTATATCCTCTGGCGAAGCCAGAATCAAGATCGAAGAGATGATGGCGGCCGATGAAAACCTGACCAAGGAAATGGCCTTCTCCACAGTAGTGATGGAGATGGGCGCTGAAAAGATGGCTTTGGTCGGTGATCAAAGTGAGACAGCTGCTGGGGGAATGGCGCAATGGGAAGCATCGATGGAGAATATGCGAACTGGCATCGGGCAGGGCTTTATACCAGTGCTCGAGCTCCTGATGGACGCAGCTGGCCCGGTGCTGGATTGGCTTGGAGTGGCGTTGCCCGAGGCCGCGGCAGTGGCCGGTGACTGGATCGCAGAGAACTTGGCACCGATATTAGAAGACCTGGCAGTGTGGTGGGAAGGCTTCTGGCCGAAGGCACAAGAATTCTTCATCAAATTCTGGGAGGGCATTCAGCCTGGCCTTGTGTGGCTGAAGGAGGCGTTCGAGGGTTTCATCACTTACCTGATGCCCGGTCTGACCAACGTGTGGAATATACTCAAGGATGCCTGGGCTACAATCGTAGTCATATGGTCTAATGATCTAAAACCGGCACTTGCGGATCTAATGGAGGCTCTTGGAATTGGGGA